CAACCCCTGCGTGTTTTGCTAGGTCAAGGTGTGGGTCAAAACCTTCCTTACTCATTTCCTCTACATAGTCTGGGTCTAGTGGTTTCATATAGTGGCGTTTTGTTGTGTCTTCTAGTGATGTCATATCAGCACCACACAATGTGTAACCCTCTGGAGCTACCAGACAACCTCGAATTTCTTTTCCATAAGGTCTGTCAACGGAAGGCAAATTGACAAGTGGCTTGGCGTGTCGAAACCGTAGTGTATTTGTAAAACCTGCGATAGTCGCTTGGACATAGCCATTTCGCTCTGATTCCAACATAGACTTGAGTATGCCAATCCTATGAGTGAGAACTGACAAACCATCAAGAAGAGCAATACTAGGTTCAATCTTCTCAAGTTCTTTAACTGACGAGCATAATTCTCCATCTTTCCTTACCTGTTCTATCTTACGTTCACTTCCATCGTCTTCTCTCACGTATTTGAAGGTTCGAGGCTTCCACCCCAGAGAGTCGAGCCAATCTTTGACTTGTACCATACTGTTAGGGTTCGCAAGTTCTTCCCCCGACTTGACCACCATACTCTGTGTAGAAACTGGTTGCCTCTCCTGTTCACAAAGCTGTACCCATTTCTCCCCATGTGCAGACAAACTACCGTCCTTTTTGTACATGTTCTTTGGTTGGGTCTTGGTAGTAAATAATATACGTTTTGGCATCGCATTAGCCAGAGCTTCGATTTTGTCATTCTTTAACCCTTCCCATTCCTCTAGGTGGGCTGTTGCTTTTTCTACATCTAATTTCCACTGGAGGGCTTCCTGCTCTGCAGCGCACTGCATCTTGAACATCAGATAATCAACAAACCTATTTTTATCTCTCTGATCTGGATACAGCTTTTCTAACTTGTAGTTCAGACGATTAAACAACACAGTATTAATACGCACGTCTTCATCGCAACGATGTGCATATTCCTCTGGAGATAGGTTTTCCCAATCACTAATCTTTGGCTTTGGTACGCCAAACTCTTCCCCATAACTAGCAAGCCCATGACTAGGACGATAGAAGTCTAGATACCATGATAAAGGTAAAGTGTCGATTAGTCTTGCTTTTACTTTGATGCCTAGCACTTTTTCCACTGCAGGGATGTCAAAGCGAATAATGTTATGACCAATTAGTATTGGTGATTCCGTAAAGAATATACGCATAGCCTCATAGTCGTGCGTATGATGTACTTCTTTGTCTTTACCTAACCAAGACAACACATGAATTTTTGTGCTATCTAGTCCGTCTGTTTCTATATCGAATATACTCATAATACCTCTCGTAGTGTAAAGCTATCAGAACTAAATCTCATTTTGCCGCCTCTACCTTCTTCACTGCAGGGGCGGTTTTTTTGTACGCTGATGTAGGTTGTATTACGTTCCTCTGGATCTTCAGCTTCTTTGTCACGAGCTAGATCAATAATAACTGATGCACGTTGACCAATCATCTTACAATACTTTGGATCACCATTCTCATTGGTGTGAGCGATTGTAACAATACCCACGTTTAGTTCTGCAGCAAGCTTAGATAACCTGATAGATAAATCAGCAAGCATAGCCTCTTTGCTTTCTTCTGATGTACCTGCGACCACATCCTGTATCGGCTCAAAGAATACAAACTTACAATCACAAGCCTGACTGAAGAAACGTATCTGATCACACAGTTCATCAGCACCTTGACCGTCAGACAAGTAAAACTGGTACAGGTTTTCGTCCTTCGTAATTCCCTTGATGGCCTCTACAACTAATCCTTCTGCGTCCTTCTCTTCGATCAGATCACGACGAGTAAGATTGTCTCCAACATGATAAGACACAAGCCCAAGAAGTGATCGTAGTTTTGTCTCTTCGAGATGCCAAGTTGCAATCGGTATCTGACGCTGCAACATATTGTATTCGAGATAACGCATAATCTCAGTCTTACCAATTCCTGTGGGGGCTTTGATAACTGTAAAGTGTCCTTGCATCAAACCAAGTATCTTATCGTCTAATGCTTGAATACCTGTCGGGACATACTGGTGTTCTGGAGTATCGTGATACAACGACAAGAATTGTTCAGATGTATTGATAACATTCTCTGGTGTATGCTTTTGTGGTTTGAACCATGCAGACTTAAATTCCTGTATAGCACCTGCCTGTAAGAAATCATTAGCGTCTTTGTATTTATCATGCGGTACACGATAGACCTTGTTGGGAAACAATCTCGCCATTCGATCAGCTACAGCATTTCCTGCTTCATCATTGTCAACAGATAAGACAATACGCTCAAAACTATTTAACCAATCTGCACAGTTCTCCCAGAGCTTCTTAGAGGGCGTAGCAGAGGGCAAAGAGACAACAGGGTTAATGTAACTGCTCTTAAGTATTTGGGCTACTGAGAGAGCGTCTAGTTCGCCCTCAGTCACTGTTACAGTTTTAGAACAACCTGCAGTAAAAAGGTTCATACCAAATAGTTCATCACCTCGAAACCCTTCTTTGGTGTAGAACGCTTTGTCTTCTAGCCTACGAACCTTAATTCCCCCAGAGGGGTAAATATATTCTTGTCTGTCTTTGAACGTAAGAACATTGAAGTCTTTCATTGTTGCTTCATTGATACCACGCATTTTGACATAATTTCCATCAGAGGGGGTTTCCCTCTTTAGGTATGCAACATTCATATCTTGATCCTTATTTAATATTCCAGATGCACCACAAGAAAAACAGTTGTAGACATTCTTCTCTTCATTGTAAGAATAGCAACCTTTGTGATCACAATGTGGACAATCTTGGTGAGTTACTTCTGCCATATTTACCTACTTATGTTTACTTAAGTATTATTATAAAACTTAAGATTTATACTTACGTTAGGACACTAATGTATAAGTACTTTATTTTTATTTTTATACATCACAGACTATTTTTAATCTTTCTCAAAGCCTCTTTTTCTTTTCTATGCACCCAGACTTGGTTATGTGACATGTGTTTAGATACATCATCTTGTGTCATGTTGCTAAAATACCTCATGTCTATTATTTTTAACTCTTCTTCGTCAAGAACCTCAATCATCTTTTTCTTAATGTATCTTATCCACTCTTTTTGCTCATACTCAATTTCCACTGATGGGGTGGTGGAAGAGTTTTCATCTAATTCAGCAGTTTCAGAATAAAGAACATTAAACATAGCTATCTCAGTCCAGTTGTAGGGGTCATTTTCCACTGAAAATCTTTTTGCTTTATCTTGCACTGGAACATGGACAGTATGTTTACGAATATTATAATACTCATTCATAGCACCTTGAATATAAGAATATAATAAGTTTTTATCCGTCTTGCCCTTTGCGACTACTTCTAATGCTTTTAAAACACCCTCAGAAACAAGATCATCATATTCCTGTGGATCTTTATACTTCTTTGCTAACCTCTGACACATTTTTATTATATCGTTTTCATTCATATTTTATGTCCTCTATGCATATTAACTGAAAGCCTTTATCAGGCACTGTGTCTTCATACTTCTCGAATCCAGAGAAGCAATCGTACATCGACTGATAGCTTTGCACATTTTCCACTGAAGGGATGCCATTGTGCATCCAAACAAGAACTAGAACCCACTTCATTTTCTTAACGCTGCCCAAGAGATAGGGTATAGACCTAACATATACATATCTATCGCATAAGCTACAGAGCTTGTTTCAACTTGCGTATCAGATGTGCAGCGTAGGTTACACATATCTGAAAAGGCATCTAGTGATCCCGACCAGTACCATTCTGTAATCATGCTCTGGGGTAAATGCATCCTTGCCTGTTCTGGACATACACCTTCATCTATCTGTTGATTATAAATCTGTAGCGCACTTTTGTTGTAGTAATTCACATTAGCGTTAGTTTTAACTTCCCCTTCGCTACCTTGCTTCTTGTCTTCACTTCGACCACGCCAACTCTCAGGCTCATAAAACTCTGGCTCATAATCAACATACCTGCGACTAATCTCATTCCACCGTAAGAACTTATGCTTCACCAATTGTCGAGCAACAAAAACTGGTGCTTTAACATGAAAGCTTGCAAAGCAGTGTCCAAACGGACTCATGTGTTTATGCTCTGCTAAGTATCGAATAAGATTTTTATCTCCCTCCCTCATCTCATACTTGCCACGTTGTATGTCAGTGCAAATGAGTTCAGACTTTTTGTTAAAGCTTACCCTTGCTGCATTTACTACGGTAAGATCATCACCCATGTGATTTATATATTTTACCTCAATCATCTTTATTTCCCTTGAACCTATGTTTAAAGAAAACAATGGTATTTATAAGCGTGTTCAAAGTTATCATAGCTAAGATCCACCATTGCGACCAGTTGAGATTAGCTTCCTCTATCATTCAGCTTCCTTGTGTTCTCTTACTGTCTGATCCCACAACTCAACAAACTTCCTCACCTGATCTTTGGTTAGCTCACATGATCCTCTAAAGATATTAGAGATTGTGATAGAACCATCGTCCCAGACTAGCATGTGAGTTGCAGGGTCAATTACCTTCGCTGTTTTTATACGCATCGCTATCTCCTTTATGCTTACGTTTTCTATATATAGTCTTCTTCTTTTCCATTACAACCCTTTGCCTATATTTAGGTTGTCTTAGATCTTTTGCCATTGGATTAGAACGCAATCTCTCCTTCTTCATTGTACGGACTCCTAAAATAATCCTTCTGCATACATTCGGTTCTAGGGTCTACTAATTCCTCTAGAGCCTCTAATTCCGTTGGGGGGAGTACACCCATCCTGATTAACTCATTTTCCATCTGGGGCGGTATAGAATACATGATCGCCAATCCTTCCATCTTCTTCATAATGCCTTGCCCATGAGGGGCGCACATTTAAGGCGTGATAATGGGTAGAGGTCATTGCGCTACTATCCTTCTCGAAAACCTGTAATGCCACTGCACGAGCCGTTAATGCTGCTGTCCACTCGATTTGGTTATCCAGTATGTAGTTTTCTATTCTGTCCGATTTTCCATCGTGGGTAAAAGAAAACTGTTTATCATCAAAAACAACTCCACAAATTGTATTAGGAAATCTTTGATCCTCAACTCTGTTCATTACGACCTCTGCGATAGCATACTGCCCCATCAGAGGTTGGTCACGACTCTCGAAGAAGATCGCAACCGCTAAACACTCTAGCCCTATCATTTATCTAACCCTCGATCACAAAAATCTTTTATTAGGCTTAAGTGTTTTTTACTTGCCCCCACCAATATTGATTCTATCAAGTTTTTTACCACCCTCCCCTTTAGAGTTATTACTGGTAGGTCTTTCGGAGAGCCATCGAATATCTCCAACTTTGTTGTATAAATTCCAAAGCCATTCTCACTATATTTAGCACCTTGCCATTTATAACCACTTGCTTTGAGGCTTTCACTAATTCCCTTACTGGGTAAGTTAATTTCAATACTCATATCAAACCCTCAAAGTTACTGATGTTATATCCGTCACTCGTGACAGGTTGAATGAACGCCATGCATCCTTGTCCAGATCCATCACAGGCATATTGTCTGGGACTTCGAACTGTGGCTTGTCAGGCGTTGGCATAGATGCACACATTGTACGGAACGTACCATCAGTCTTCTGGAAAGTAACATGAAACATGTTATCGTATCCAATCATCTTTAGTGTTTCTAGTACTCTGCTTTTAGGTATAAACATTTTATTCTCCTTATTTCCACTAACCCTCTTATGAAGTGATTCGCAGGGTTTGTCAACTGTTAAGCGTTGCAGATTCAAAATCATTCCACTCTTTAAGATCTTCATAACAAGAACTGTCTAGATTTATCTGAACATTACATCCGTTAAGGCACACACTTTCTATCTCACTGCTTAACATTACAGAATTATGTTTTCCTATATACACTGACATTCTATCTGATAAAACCTCAATTAGATTACATATTTCTTCATTAGATAGGCTGTTAGCTATGCCCAATACTTTTTCAAATTTAGTTGTCATGTTATCACTCATTACAATATTTATTGATAAACGTCATTTCGATGTTAACATGTCTGTCGTAATGCGTATATGCATCAGCTAATTTATTAGCGACCTTGTTAACCTTTAGTATAAACTGTTCTTTATCATCATAGTCAGAATTAAAGAATGGTATTTCAACTATCAACTCTTTTGTTTCATCCACATAGTAAGCCCTGTCGATACCGTACACCGATATCTTAGCATCACAATGATCAAACACGCTTGTTTTTTCTTCAGTCATATCAATACTCCTTCCGATCTGTCTCTAGACTGTAACCTTTTTCGTAATTCTCAATTTCCTCTGGGGTCATATCCTTCTCGACAACAATATTCCGACCCAAATTATCTAACCAAATATGGGGGTTTCTAGGTCTGCCATAATACTTGTCGGCTGCTCCCCTCATCT